AGCCCAAGGGTGTCCTGAGCCAGACGTGGAGCTTGCTGTGTAAAGGCCCCAGGGTCTGCCCGCATGGCCTGCGTAAGGGCAGCAGGGTCGCTCGCCCACAGCTTTTCAAGCGCAGCTGCAAAAGGGTCTTGTGTAGCCATTACGCAGCCTCCGTTTCTTTTATGCTGGACCGCCATCGGCAGTCGTCTTTGTGCAATACCATGATTATATACCCAACGTCCTCCGATACCGCATGCGGCACACGCGCGACTTCCGTGAAACCTATTCGCTTGTCCAGGGCTACGGCCCGGGCGTTGTTATCCGGCACCAGGCCGAACATGCGCGTGCGGCCACACGTTTCATAAACGTAATCAGCGATTTCCCTGAAGAAACCAGCACGTATGACAAGGGGAGAAGCAATAGCAAAATGAGCATTGCAGGCGTCAACACTAAAGCTATCAACCACGCAGACAGCTTGTATGCCACGATGGTCGTAAGCGACGATCCCGCGGGAATCTTCACAGAATATAACATGCGTCCTCTCCTTGAACCAAAGCCACTCTTCCTGGGTCGCCATAGGCTTAAAGAGGATCATAAATAGCCCCCTACCGTGAACAGCGCATCCCACCCGACTATCGTAATACGGCTGTTCGCGTTACCGTTCATCACTACCGCAAACGTACGCCCAACGCCCAGGCCGCCGCGCAGCTCAGATCGCCCCTCCACCTCAGAATCCCATATCGCGGTGTCCCACAACGCGCTATCCCACACGTTATCACCTGGATTGGGTGGCACTGCGGGTGCGGCAGGCACCAGGTTGATTGAGTAGTCGTAAACAACCCGCAGAGTGAAAGCCGGTGTGCCTGCGTATACGCCCACGGTTCTTACCAAACCAACGCGGGAGAATTTGGCGTGCTTCGCCGGCGCCTGGAACGCGGTCAGCACCCGGAAGTCTATGGCTTGGCCGGCAGAACTTTCTACGCTTATATTCACGTTGTAGAAAGCGCCTATGAAATCTACGTCGCCCACAAGGGCCGCCACTGTCTCTGCAGAGGTCGCGGCAAACGTGCTGGTGTACACGCCCACGCCCGTCTTGAAAGCCATAACATCCACGCCACCTACCGTCAGCTTATGCTGCCCGGCGGGGGCGTCTTTAATGCTGTAGCTGACGGTGTACATAACGCCTATAACCGTCGGTATACGCAGCGTAGTTTCGTACTCCGTTTCAGCCAGCTGAGCGCCATCACAAGCGAATTCACCCGCTGTGGGCACTGTCCATTCGGCAGGCACCACGCCAGTCGGCGCATCCTGCCATGCGTTCGCGTTCAGCAACTCTTCGCCGTCCCGCGCGCCGTCGTTGACGTAGACTACACCCCCTTCACCGCCAATATAGTACTCCCCGGACCAGGTGGACGCACTTATGATTGGCACCCCTTCCCAGAACCCCCACGCCTTCGTCTGCAGGTTCTGCGCGTACTGCACGAACGGCGTGGAAAATGGCTTCGGCGTGATTATGTGCAGGAAACCATCGCTGGGGTTTATCACCAGCTGCCAGTTAGGCAACGCAGACCCCCTTTCCACATCAGGCCGCAAGAAGCGATTTATCATGTAGGACGGCGACGCGCCGAAGGCAGGCGCCCCCTGCAGCAGCTGTGACAGCGATGTTATGCCAAACACGGACAAGATGTACATGTCAGGGCCGTAATCCACCACTACCCGCCTGGAGTCTGGTATCTCGCCTATGAACCAGGATCCGCGTGTGGCCCACGGGCCTATGTTTGAGCCGGTGGCGGTGATCTCAGGGTCATCACCTTTGTATACTATTACGTCACCGCCGCGTGACAGCGCAACCAGCATATCATCCACGCCGTCACCGCCGTCTACGGTCCAGCTATACAGGCCGACCAGGTCGCCGCCGTGAGGCAGCTTTGAGCCAAACGTAAACTTTGTCAGCTGCCCTGTGACAGAGGCCACCGGCAGATAGTAGGCGTCATCGTCGTCTTCCAGGATTACCCAAATGCGCTGTTTGTGTATCATCACAAACGCGACATCGTCAACGGGGAACGCTAGGCGCGTTGTGCCGTCTGTGGGGTCTATGTAGTACCATTCGTCATTGGCCACCCCGGAAGTGGGCAGCGACCACGCGTCCGTGGCCTCTTCGTACTGGTAGATCCCGTTCAGGCCGTCGGCGTAGAACAGGTAGTGCCCGCGCAACCCGTTGCCCGCGGCATCGCCAGTGAACTCGGCAAACACGCCAAAACCAGCCTGGTCGCCAGTAGTGGCGAAAACCACTTCCTGCTCTGGCGCTGTGGTGTTGAACGCTGTCACGTTCCAAATGCCTTCAGCAGTTACCGCAAACAGGCGGTCGTTGGCCGCGTCCTGTATGTTTGATTCAAACGGTATGATGCTTCTAACGTCTATGTTAGCTGCCCGCTGGGGGCTTTCAACGCAGCTCTTGGCCCATTCCCGGTAGCCTTTTCGCAGGCGCATGCCGTACTCTGACGGCATCAGGTTGTAGGTATATATGCAAGACTGCGGCGACATGCCCATCAGCGAGTCAACGGCGTTAACGCCCTCTACCGCAGCGGGGAAGGTGTAGGCTTTTACCGTCGGGGCTAGCGGCTTACCGTAGCGCCCTAGTGTTTTTCGCCGCATATACATCAAATTCCGCCGTACCCCGTGTCGCCTGTGTTGCGGTAGGCATCCAGGTAGGGATACCCAGCTCCGCTGCGAGAGGCGCTCAACACGGGTGCGCCAGTGGATTTGCCTACCCGCGTGTTGAATATCGTGTCGAACTCCAGTGCCGCCATCGCTATGTCAAAGCCTTTGGCCGCTAGCCATTTCAGCTTCAGGAACTTAATGGTCATCAACGGGTCCAGAACACAGGTGTCAGCCCCCGTACCTACGGTGTCTCGGTCGGCCAGGGTCGCGCCCTGGGTGATAAGCCAGTTGCGACTTTCATACTCAAACGACAGACGCAGGCCGTCAGGCGCCGGTTGGGGGAATATTTCAAGTTTCCCGTCGGTTAGCCTGAAAGTGGCATAAATAGTCTGGGAAACAAGATCTCTGCCGACCAGATACGTCCAGTTTTGCGCCGATAAGGGGCCGCCTATGGCGACCTGGTTGGTCCTGTCCCACCCCGTTTGGTTTATCATGGAGTTGAAATCGTCAGGCAGCGTGTAAATACCGCTCGTGCCGACCGTTACACCATCGCCAAGCAGGGTGAGCGCGCTTGCTGAATCCAGGGTGACATCTATTACCTGGCGCAGTATTTGCCAGTTATGCAACTCGCACAGCTCCTGCCCGGCGCTATTAAGCAGCTGGACAAGCTGTACGAACGTCTGATCCAGCGACGTTACCGGGCTGGAAGACGCCTCAAGGCCGCACTCTACAGCGGCCCTGTTGATGATGTCATTGACCTGAAGATAGCGAGCCATCTACTTCTCCTGTTCGCCTTGTTCCGCCTCTGGGGCAGCGAGTGTGCGGCGGCGTTTTTTAGGGGCTTTCTCTGTCTGTGCGGCCAGCAACTCTTCGTATTTGGATCGGAGATCCGCCAATGCTTCGGCGGTAATTGTTTTGGAGGCGTCTTCCAGATACTTTTTCGCCTTTGTTTTGAGGAAGTTTATACCCATCACGTTTTGCGCGTTGGAGTCGCTGACAGTAGCCAGCTGCTCTACTGTGCGGATGTGCATGTACCGCAGCTCTTCAACCTGTGAGCGCGTAATGCCTGCCCACTCTTCCAGCAAAGTGCCTTCTACAACGTCTTGGTCTTCCCGCGCCTCATACTTGCGGAAATGCTCTGCAAAACGTAACTTATCTCGCTCAGTAGCCGGGCGGACGATGATAGAATCCTTGTTGCCTGGCTGCATGATCTGCACATAAGGCACTTCTTTGAAGATAGGGCGTTTTTCTTCCGCCGTCCGCGTGCCGTCCAGTTTGGGGTGTTTGAAAAACTTCACCAGTAAATTTTGGTCACCGTGATAGCGGGCGTTATTCATCGCCATATCAGTAACGCCGTGTTCTGCTTCCATTAAGTCCATATCGTAGCCCTCATTGCGCTCTTTGGCGCGTCATTATGGCCTGTCGGCCTTTGCAAAAAGTTCACGCGAACGGCACTATCACGCGCCCCGCGTTAAACCCGATTCCGTTGTTGTAGTATGCCGGTGCCGCTACGGTAGTAGCAAGTAGCCCCGCGGCGGTGTAGGGAAGCCCATTGGCTGAGTGTGTTATTGAGCCTGCTGTGTCTACGCACAGGCCGCCGGCGGCGTTAAAAGGCAGCACCTGATGGTAAGTCACCACAGGCCCGGCGGCAGTGGCAACGCCAGGAACCGCCTGCTGCAGATAGCTGAATATTGACGGCATACCACCAAACTCCTAGCAAACCCCCGGAGGGGGTGTATTACGCTACTGGGACTTGGCCCCACACTAGATCGCCTACAGCAACTAGGGCGCCTGTGTTGT